CAGCCTGTTGATTAGTTTGTCCTCAAACCTGTCCAGAATCTGTTCTGAGGTTATCTGTAGGGCCTCCAGTAGGTCATCTGGATCAAAGGTTTTCAAGAGGCGTTCCTTAACTTCCTCTAGCGTTAGCGACATAACTAATCAACTCCTGTAGTGTCTCTATATTATACCATAGTATTTTCTCTTTGTCACACCATTGTGCCATAGTCATTTTTGCACCCTTACGTATTCTCTTGTTAGGCTGCATCAAAACAAAGATTAACTCTTGTCCTTCTGGGAGGCTGTCCCTGATGCTGGTGTACTTCTTGGTGTCTCCATCTCTGAAATATCCTTTGCACTCAATAAGATATAAACCGCTAGCATCAACGAAGTCAGGACGGTAGCTCCTAGAGATAGTGTAAGGAATAGTGAAAGGCTCATAGTTAAACTCCTGTAGTATTTTGGCTACATCTTCTTCAAACGTGCTTCTAAATGGTGATTTCTTGGACTTTCGGCTCATTGTGTACCTCTACTAAATAACGTGGACCGGTAGAATAAGCGAAGGCGCGAACGGACGGCCAGCATTCCTTTTTGTATGCACAGTATGAGCAACCTACGGCGAGTTTCTGGTTTCCACTCTTTCCATCGTCGATAGGCTCGTAGCATACGTCTGGTGGGGTTGGTTGCTCCACTAGCTTTTTTACGTGGTCAATGCGCTCCTTGATGTCATAGCTAATGAGATCATGGACAGGAGCCTGAGTGTCCTCAGAGTCATACAGAAGGTACGTTAAGTGTCCGTTCTGTTTGTCCATTGCTAGCCAGCCGAATTTAGTAGCGCCCTCCGCATACGCATATCCCTTAATTTGACCAATGTATCCAAACGGGTCGTCATAAGCCAGAGTGCCGTCTTTGAATTTCCTGAACCCATACGTTGACACAGACTTAACATCAGTGACAATGCCGTCGATTTTGCAGTCCATAGACCCTGTAATGCCGTTAACTTCACACTTCTTTTGTTCATCAGTAACCTCGTGTCCTGCTGCTTTGGTTAGGAACAACAACATCTCTTCGATCAAGTGGCCGTATAGAAACTTGACATAGGTGTGACCTTGTATCTCATCAGCTTTCTCTACGTCGTTGTAGACGTTCCAGAGGTAACGGTCGTCACGTCCTATGTTAGACATACGTAGCTTACGTCCGTCCCTCTTCTTGCCACCAAACTCGTTACGCATGAGTTCCTTGACATTCTCTCCGAACTTCTCAACACAAGCGTCAAAGTCCACACCCTCAGCTACTTCTTTTGTCTCCATTAGTTTGTAAATGTCAGAGACTAAGTTGTATACGTTTTTCATTGGTAGTTTCCTACTATACCAGAGACAACCTCTTGAGCTTGTTCCGGTGTGCATTTAAACCACTCACTACGCCTTTCGTACAACTTATGTAGCTCAGTGTGTGATTCTGACTCTGCGGCCCTGCGGTCGCTTACGTTCCACTTATAGTTTAACACATAATCCCTAAAAGGTGAAGAGGTTTGGTAGTTATTTAACCTGTCCTCTGCATCAATCGCCATACCTACTTTGACCCACTTAGGGAAATTAGGGTTGACAACGACGTACACTTGGCCCTCTACACTAGACTCGTACTTCGATAGACTACTGAATGCAGCGGCTTCAAAGTTCTTGTATCGTCCGGGCTTGTGCAAAGGGTGCGCCTTGGGTATGTACTTACCGTTTACGAACATCTTAGTCTGGTCTCGTTTCCACACAGACTCTGGGTTGTCCTTGTAGTACTTACCTTCTCCTCTCTTATAGTTCATAGTTGCTCTCCTTAGTGGGTTTCTGCCCATGTTGTTCCAACTTGGTACTCTCCATCAAGAGGACATCTGAGGTTAAAGTGAACCCCTGCCGCCTTGAGGCATTCGACTGCAAGCCAACCGAATTTCTCTGCTTGGTCTGTAGCCACCTCCGACTGTACTTCGTCATGTATGTTCCCTATGAACTTGTAGTCTAGTTTCCACTGCGGTGCGTAGTCGTCCAGTATGACTAGGGCCTTCTTCATCACGATGGCTCCTGCCGCCTGTAACAACGTATTCAATGCAGCATGTTCAGATCTAACTCTAAGTCTTCGTCCGTCAAGTCCTGTGAGATAGCCTCGCCCAGATGCTCGACCAACGCGTTCTCGTAGACTTTCAAGAGCAGGTGTATTTCGTAGAAATCGTTGTTTAAGTTTTGCGCCGTCTCGTGGGCTTCCTCCAACGATAGATCCAATTTTTGCATCTCCGGCTCCGTATAGGAAAGCGTAGATGAAAGTCTTAGCTTGAGGTCTTGTTTCAAGCCCAGCAGCCATTTGGTTTCTTGTGTGAATGTCTTCGGTGAGAAGGACATTGGTAAACTCCTTGTCGTCCATGTAATGAGCTAACATACGTAGCTCAAGGCCACTAGCGTCAAAACCTACTAGCTTCTTACCCTCTGGTACAGTCCAGCATGAGCGACACTCTTTACCGTATAGGCTGTGTCCTGCTGGTACTTGTGCCATGTTGGGGCTTTGGTGGGTCATGCGTCCAGTTACTGCGCCGTTGCTAATGACACGACCGTGGACTCTTCCGTCGTCCTGCACATGTTCCATCCATGAGTGTACCTGCGCGTATCTCTTTTGTAGCATCAAGTACTCACTGACGGACCTAGCCTCTGGAAGGTCAATGGTGGCTAGTACAGCCTCATCAACGATGGCATTCCCTTTCTCCGTAACTTTAGAAAAGACGACACCAAGCGACGATAAGCGTTTTGCAATTTGCTGCCTAGAGCCAACATTAAAGACTTCAACTTTGTCTTTAAGGCGCTTACCGGTTTTCTCAGACCATCTCTCGTGTACAATGGGGGGAAACTTCTCCTGAAGTTCCGCTTCAATTTCATTCATTCTCTCCTTAAATGTTGCTAGTAAGTCCATGCACTTGTACTGGTCCAAGAGCCACCCGTTTTGTTCCTGTTGCTGTACTGCAAACTGCACCTTATGTTCCAAGTCGATGGACTGCTGGTCAAAGTCTGCCATGTCCTTGGTCAACCGCTGGTGTACTGCTTCGGTGACTGCTACGTCTTGTTTACAGTAGTCAATCATTTCCTGTGACAGTCTTGACCAGTCGTTGTGGTCGCCTTTTGGAAAGCCTAGTTCGTTGCCCCAGTTGCGCAAAGAGTGTCCACCGGACTTGCTTGGGTCAAACAAACGTGACAACACCAAAGTATCGACTACCCTCTCAGAGGCCACAGAAAGCCCCCAGAGACGTTTTAGCACTGGGAGGTCATAACCTATCAGATTATGTCCACAGACGCTTACAGAGCCTTCTAGGGCCTTACAGAGGGTGTTACGGTCGGTATGTACCTGTGAAACACCGTTCTGCTGTGTCACAACGCACCAGATGGTGTCTGGGTCTAAACCGTTGGCCTCAAGGTCAAGGTAGATCACTTTGTTTCTCCAGCACTATAATGTCTAGTTGTGATTGTTGAATAACATCACAAGAAGAAATAAAGTGGTTACACTCTTTTCTACTTCCTTCATACACGACATTTGCGCCTAGTTCTCCTGAATCATCGAAATATTGTATTACTGCACAGGTGTAAATCAAAAGTCTGCTCCTATCTCAGGGTTAGCTACTTCTTGCATTCTACCAGTGGTCCTGTCGTACTGTAGGTAACACGCTGGACCTGTCTCACCAGTGTAACGATTCTTCAGGACTCGAACAGTAGTCGTGTTCCTGATGTCTTCGTTAGTGTTCTGCTTGTCACGTTCCATGCCTATTACTATGTCTGACAGTTGTGCGATTGCCTGTGAACCTCGTAGTTCACCCAAGGATATCTGAGCACCGTCCTCGTGTGCCTTACCTTGGGATCGTTTGAGGTGTGAGACTAGGAATAAACTAATGCCTGTCTCTGCCACAAGCGTACGCAGCTTAGTCATTATTTCATCAATGGCTTTTCGTTCGTCTCCGGACTCTTGGGAACTGACGACGATGGACAGGTGGTCCAGTACGACATACCGGCAGTCCAAGGCCTTTGCCATGTAGCGAACACGGGCGAGCAAGTTATCTGTTGAAGTTGACCCCCAATGGTCGAATAGGTAGTAACGTCCTGTTCCCAGTGTGGCTTCCCAGAAAGGCCGTAGCTTGTCCACTGGCGTGTCCTCTTCCAAGTGTAGAGGCCTGTTTGCCGCCACCGACATGATACCAAGACTTGTTCGGGCCACGTCTTCTTCGAGGGCCAGCACCCCAATATTTCCTTCACATCGCTGTAAAAGGTCATACTCAATTTCTCTGATGAACTGTGACTTGCCCATACCACTACCGCTGGTGATCGTAACGAGTTCATACGGCCTATGCCCTCTGGTTATATGATTGAGGCCCTCCCAAGGGTACGGAATGGACTTGACCTGTCGTTTCTCAACGAGCTTGTCCCACGTCTCCGTACCTGCAATGATGCCGTCAGGGCGGTACACCTTAGCGTTCCACCATGCTTGGGTGAAGTCCTTGACACGGTTCGCCATGAGCATGTCACTGGCGTCCTTGAGTGGTAGCTTGCAGACCTTCAGCTTGTTAGGACTAAAGAGGTCCTTCACTGCGTCCACTGCTACGTCACCCGCCTTGTCATTATCAAAGCATAGGACTACGTTTTCGTACCCTTCGAGCCACTCCAGTTGCTCCTTGATCTCCTTGGATGCGTTGTTAGCACCAGAGCGTAACGACACTACGTCGTACTGCTTATTGAACATCTCGTACACAGCGAGGGCGTCAAGCTCCCCTTCGGTGATTGTGATGTACTTGTTGTTGG